TCTGGTTTTGGTATAACACCAACCATGGCATTAATAACCCAAGTTTCATCGAATTCCTCACTATGGGTTATCGCCATATGATAATCTAACTGACTATTCCCCATAGCTACAATTGCTATTTTCTTTCCTTCAAGTTTTTTAATTGGTTTTCTTAACATGCTTATGCCTCTTTTATTCTTATTTGTCCACTACGATAAGCATCTTTCCTATCCCTGCCATCACCTTCTATAATCAACATCTGTAAAGCTTCTTTATACCTTTGGTCATACAAGCCGATTACATCCGGTTCTCCTTTCATAAAAGTATATGCTTCAACAAGACTTCCATATAACAAAGTATCAGGAGCATTGGTTCCTAACCAACTTGATCCATCACTTGTTTCCGTAATTGACTGAGGTCTATAGAAATAATGGATTTCTACTGTATAACCTGAGTCCGGAGTGGGTCCAACAATAAAATAACTATTGTTAAATTGAGCATAATACTCAGGCAACCCAGTCGTTGCAGATGCCGGATAAGCTTCTCTAATAAAATTTACATCCTTATTTAATAGAAAGGTATATTCACTATCTGCATTTAAAACTGCCAAAGAATAAGGATAAAGATAATCCGTAGGCGTAGCTAAATAAGAATTAGAAGTAGTAAAGGTTCCGGTTTGATTCTTCCTAAATACAGGTAGTTGAACAGAATCTAATATTCTTTGTTCCGCTTGCTTAATTATAGTGGATAAATCATTAACAAATGTGGTCTCTGTATTCTCTGTGTAGTCTTGTATTGCAGACTTTAATGTTGTAAAAGTAAATGACATCAGCTTGTTGTTATCGTAAGTTTTCCTACCTTCCCTTTCATAACCATATTATTCAAGTTTGAAGGACCATATGCAGAGTTCCACCCACCTATAGGGTTCCATGCATAAGTTCCTCTACTAATTGCCAAATCTTTCTGCGGTCTTGGATGTCTTAATGCTTGTGGATCATTAACATTTATTCTTCCTATTTGATATTGTGGCTGATCTTTATCCAAGACATCATATCCAACAAGCAACCCGCTTCTTCTTTGGTCTATAATCTGATTTTTTAAATCACTTAATTTATATCTAAAGCCAGTCCTGTCACATATTCCATAAGCATATTTTCCTTTAGCATAGGTTCCCATATCAATAACCGCCCGGCACAAACCTTACAGATGCCTTAACCCTATTTTCTGTAGAAGCAAGCATCCATTGTTCTTCATATTGCTGTTTCAAAAAAGGAACTCTTTGCATGGCTTCTGGATTTTTTTGTGCAATATAAAAAGCCAAGCCAGAAACCAAACAAGGCAAAAATAATTTTGGTATATCTATAGTATTACTGGCAGGTGTTCCAGCATCATATATTTGTCTAAGCCTATACCATATAACCTTATAACTGGTAGTATTGTCAGGAATTGGATATAGAGTAAAAGTAGTAGTGCTTGTATTTCTATTGATTAGAATTTCATTTGGTCTACCTTCGTCTAATTTATTAGGTATTCCGGAATAGGTTGAGAAAGATACGCGAGTCAATTCCGTATCACTTTGTGATGATGAATTCCCATCATCTGTTCTAAGATGATGTTCAAGTAAATCAATCGTATCTGGATCTAAACTATAGGTTGCTGTTCCGGCAGTTAGAGTAGTAGATCCTGCTTCAACCTGCCAAAGATTAAGACCTCTATTAGCCCATTCAAGCATCATCAAATCAATACTGCGTCTTGCGGTGCGTAAATCATAACCGGTTCTCATTTCAAGACCGGCTAATTCAAAAGCCTCCTCAGCAGCTTCAGCTATATCTAGGTTGAAGTTGTTTGTGGTAGCTGTAGCCATAATTATTTCCCATGATATTTGCGCCTCAATTGATCTTGGTACATCTCCACTTTACCACCAGTTTTATAAGAAATTTTCATTCTTTTACCAGTTTTTTTAGCTTCTTTTCTAGCAGACTGATAACCCGCTTCTGTATAAGGAAAATCTTTACCCCCTACATTTGGCATCATTATTTTCCTTTTTCTTTAGCTTTCCCAATATTCAATGCACAAATATCAATCAATTTATATAGTTTTCCTATCCATACATCGTCCTTTGGTGTAGGTGTAATTGCTGCAATAATACTTGAAACAGTAACAATAAGCATTACAACAGTAACAATATTTGCAAGAGTAGCCATAATTATTTCCTCCGTTTCCTTTGGTTTGCTTTTATCGCTCTAAGCCTACGTTTAGCTTTTGACTTCGTAGAAGACTTGCCTTTAACATTATCTATCTTCCACCCACCTTTTGCTTTACGTATAGGCATAATATCTATTTATCATACTTCATCAGGATTAAAAAGTCCTTTTTGAATCAACTTCTCCCTATTAACCAGATGTTCTTTCTTTATATCGTCCTTACTCTGTCCTTCGTATTTGACTGCATGATTCTCATCAACCATGAGCAAATTAATATTTTTTCCATCAACAACCATTTCACCCAAGACCCTACCAAACTTACCTTTTTTATCTTTATGCGTACGGATGACAACATCCCCCTTTTCCAACCAATCTTTTAAATAATACTTACTTAAAAACCCTCTGACTTTTTCATCCTTGTTTCGTGTTCGTGATTCTGGAGTATCGATTCCGTAAAGACGGACTCTGGTAGAATAAAGTATAGAAAACCCTAAATCAATGACGACATCTACAGTGTCCCCATCAACTATTCTTTTAACTTCACACTTGTATTCATACATACCTATCTTCTTTTCTTGCCAGCAGTTTTAGTCCTTTTAAAAGACCTATTTCGTGCCTTGGATTTAACACTTAGATTCTTTGAACTTCTATTTTTAGGATTCCCGTCCCTATGATGAACATCTTTACCATCACCCTTGCGAACTTTTCTTTTCTTTTTAAGCTTTGTTCTACTCGCGTTTCTAGCTGCCCTATTCTTCTTTTGTTTCGACTTACTTTGATAATTATCGTATTCTTTTCGATAATTCCTTTTCTTCTTAACCATAGAATCTAATCTTCGCCTTTAAACTTTTTTGACGATCCTGATGTGCCGGCATATAATCCAAACCAAGCAGCCCCTGCTCCTACAACAATTGAAATTAAACCAGACTGTTCAAAGGATGGTTCAGCTAAATCCATAAACCACATAGTGCAATAGTAAAGTAAGAAGATATAAACAGTTAAGAAAGCCCTTGGGAATATACGCCAGCTATCAACAGCCTGTGCAAGAAATATCCACTTTTGATGTGGGTTATTATTTTTCTCGTCCTCTAAATCCCTGATCTTATCTTTTAGTTCTGAGGTTTCCTGAAGCAAAGCCATGAACTTACTAAGGTCGATCTCGACCTCATTTCTATCCATGTCTCCGCCAAAACGCCCAGAAGGTATTTGATCGCTCATCTAGCTAGGATTGGAATAACCTTTAGTTGCCCAAATAACAATACTATAAGTATCACCATTTGTATGATCGTTGGTTGTCAACAACAGATCACCTGTGATTCCACTTCCTGCATTGTTAGAAATTCCGGGCAATACTTGACTACTCTCTGAAAAGTCCCATGTATCCGACCAGTCTTTAGGCGCTTGACAAATAAACACATCGGTAGTTGCGTCCCAAAGTAATTTGAAACCCATACCAATATTGCTGAACCAAATCTTTTGAATAACGACTCGATTACAAGCTTGTTTAGTTATAGCGCTTACTGTTAAAGCAGATACATCAATCTTAGCAACAGCACTTTCTCCAGTGCCATCACTAATATTGGTAAACTTCATTACAAGATCACGACCGCCATCATCCAAAATAGTTTGCGATGTTACTGCATCAGCCATAATTTACTCCTTATTCAAATGGAGTAGCTAATGAACCATCACCATGCAAATATGCTTCACAATGCCATATTGCCGCTGAAGTTGCTACCAAACGGATTATTCCGCCTACCAACCAGCCTTGTGCTGCTGTTCCCAAGTCAATGGTGACATCATCACTGGCATCAGGAATAAAGGTGTTGTTATCTGTTGCAGTTGCTGGATCGAATATATAAGCAAAACCAGAAAATAAATCACTGGAATTGTCTGTATTGATCTGTCCTGCGCCTGTAAAGGTTGTACCAACGATAAAGGTATAGTTGTATCCTGCTACGGCTGTAGGTAGTGTTACTACAATACCTGCTGCCCTATTCAGTGTAAAAACTGTTCCTGAGTCGGTTGATTCTACTGATTTAGTAGCATCTGTAATACTACTGACATTAGAATAAGCAGAAACATAGCCAGTGGTTGTAACATTACCACTGCTATCAACGTCTAGATTAGTTGTTATAGCCCCTGTAGTGGAATTTTTGCTGATTTGTTCAAATCCGCCTTCCGATCTAACTGGACCATTAAAGGTTGTGTTTGCCATAATTTTTCTCCCGAAAAAAAAGTCTATCGTCTTGGCTTGTCTGCTAGGTCAGTCGATAGATAAGTTTACCCTAGAAAGTTTGATGCGGGTTGAGTAAGAAACCCCCGCATCACAGGTTCCATATTTCGCTAACTACACTCTAAGACGAGCCAGAGGAGCCATAGGCTCCAAGCGGATCACTAACCCCGAAGGAGTAGCGTTCCCGCGCCTTATACCTAACATTGCCGGTATCGAAATCACCATCCATGCTAGTTTCTAATGGTGTACGTGTAAAATGTTTTAATCCATTTGGCACATCAGTAATTAAAAACCATGCATTGGTATCTGTCAAGAAATGATTGACGGAATATCCTTCAGGGATAGTGCCATTCGCTTTCATTGCATTGATATCATTATCGGCAGTAGCCACTCTTAGATCAGATTCTAAAATACGAGTCGCAGTAAACATGCTATTAGGGGGAACAATTAACTTTCTTGGTCTTGCCGCAATTAGCAATCCTCGATCGTCAGTCCATCCAGCTATAGTAATAACAGCATTCTCTAATGAAGTTTCATTAAGGTCTGCTTGCGTACTAGGAGTATTGGCATTCGTTCCACCAGACACCAATGGGTGTGATGTTGAAAAGAAGTCAACTCCATCGCCAGAATTGAATGAACCACCTGAAAACCCTTGATTAAAAGGATTAGCAGATTTTACTTGCTTCGTATAAGCCATACTTCTCGCCAAAGCCTTTGTATATCTAGCACTTAAAGAATCATAAAGGTTATCCTCCATAGCTTCTTCAGTGATAGCAAAGCCCATAGCAACAGTTTCATGGTTATAACGTGCAGTGAAAGACTCTTGTGCATTATCATAAGTGATAGCTGAACCTTCGTCTTTTACAGGAGCCTGTCCAAAACCACTCAGCTTCAAATCTTCCTCGAATGAACGATCAGATGTTTCAGCCTCATAGATTTCTTGGTGCTCGTTTTCGTATTTAGAATATTCTAATCCAAATAAAGCATTTAAGCCGGGCAGAAGTTCTTTAAGTAGCTGTGCTCTTGAAATAGCCATTTATTTTTCTCCTTTAGCCTAAATGCCAGTCGTGTTGTCCATTAGGTGTCCAGCATTAAACTTAACAACGATGTCTGTATATGAATCAGCCCATGCGTTGTTTGGAGTCTGTACAACATCAACAATCCTTAAAGGGAGTGTTGCTGTTGTCGCAGCACTGGTAGAAATATCTACAGTGTTTTTGCTAGTACCTATTGTGGTTGAACCTGATGTTTGAGTAATCGCAACGTTACTTCCGAGAGTTGTTTGTGCGGCAGAGCCGTCACATTGCATTTCGAAAATAACATCTGGATCATCAATAACATACGCGTAGGCATCAGATGCTGCTACGCTGGCTGTCCACATTTGGGCAAACGTCTTTTGGCTTGTATTAGGGTCAGTATATGTGCAGCCCATAAATATTCCTATAGGAGTTGCTGTTGTAGTCCCTGCGTCTTTTTCAACAGTACCGGCAGTTACTAACTTAACAAAGTCTCCAAAGAATATATTGGTTCCGTACGCACTAGCTATTTGATAGTGACGTACTTTAGCAGAAAAAGATCCACTGGAACTTATAGTCCCAACAGGTCTAGCACCATAAGGTGTTGCTGAACTAGGCATATTTTTCTTTCCTTAAATACAATATTAATATTCAAAGTAATTAATAAAATAAATTATTAACCACCCTTCCCAAAAGTAACCTTAGTTTTCCTCTCTTTGAACATTGGCATAGCAGGATTTTCTTCCTTCATGTAGTTTGAATCTACAGCACTCATCTGTCGTTCTGCTAAATCTTGATAATATTTCGATCTTTTAGCAACATCTTCTTCAGGTGCTTTACATAAGAGAAGTCCACCTACTTCTATACAGTTTGGATATTTAGAGTCATTATCAGTGACTATTTCCAATTCTGGATGGTCCTGTGCCCTAACTGGTTCCCAACCTTCCCTAAATCTTGTAGATACATTTAGGTTGTCAGATTGACCAGCAGCGCTGGTTCTGATCCAACGATAAACATATCCGGATTCAGGTTTAGGATCTGGAAGCAAGTTTGGAGGAGACCAAGGTTTACTTCGCTCATTTTTTTCTCTTGTCTCCAATGAGCGTGGAGTGCGCTTTTCATTTAACTTATCCATTTCGTAACTCCTTTGCATACTGAGTTGCATATTGTTCTGGTGTAAGTCCAAGTCTTCTGGCGAGGTCAACCTGTGTTTTTGTTAACTGCACTCTGCGCTGTTTTTGCCCAGTCCTATTGGCTGGCGCTACCACAGTCGATGGTCTCCGAGACGTTGCAGTAGTCGTCTCGAAACGTTCTGGAAATCTTGTTCTTATAGCATTATCAATTTCATTATAATACTTGTCAGCATCCCTTACAGGATCAACGCCTTGTCTAACCAGTTTGGAATGCATGCCATAAGCCAATGCGGTCATATCTTCATTGCCTTCTTGTTCAAACCAAGTATTACTCCTTATATATTCAACAGCTTTAGGATCAAGCTGTTGTTGCTGTCCATTAACAGTAGGTTGTTGAGGAACAGCTTGTTGTGGAACAGCTTGTTGCAAATTTCCTTGAGGGGCAGAAGGAACATAGTTTTCTACATAGTTCTTATCAGCATATGCTGCTTGCATTTGTTCCGTTGCTGCTAACAATTTATCAGTATCACCAGACTCGTAAGCCTGTTTATAATCTGATTTCGCTTTTTCAATTTCTGTAGTGCTACGAGTCTTGAGGCTATTAAGCAACGCTCCTTCACTTCTAGCTACAGTATTCTTTAATGCTTCATTTTGCATCTGAATATTTTTGGCAAAATATATTGCTTCGTCCCGCGTTCTGTTAGCCTGTTCCTTCTCGCGCCTTTCTTCGTGATAATCATATTTCAGTTTATCAATACGTTTTTTGGTGCGATCACCAATTCCTTCTATTTCTTCGTCAACATTATCGACAGCAACCCTTCGAGGTTTTTGATCCTCTTCGGGTCGATCATCAACAATATCTATTTCAAGGTCTTTAGCTGGCTCCGGAACCTGAACTTCCTGCGGAGAAGGCAAGCCTTCAAAGTCTTCAACTTTTTGTGTTGCTTCACTCATGCTCTTTGTATTCCTCTAGGATCATTTACAACAGCTTCGACAGTATCATCATTAATCAACCTGAATTCCTTGCCATGAATATTAATTCGTGTGCCACTGAAAGCACGCATAATAATCCAATCCCCTTCTGCACACCAAGGTCCAGTAGGAAATTTTGCGTAGTCTTTGTAACAGTCTGGTCCCATTTTTAAAACAAATCCAGTTACCGATGCAGTCTCTTCTATACGAATTGTGGACTCAGCTTTAATGATCCCACCTTCTGTTTTTTTGTCTGCTTCAGGTAATGCTATAAGAATTTTATATCCAATTGGTTCAGGAAGTTGAGAAGCAGTTTTTAGCTGAATAGCGTCTTCTGTTTCTACTTCTGTTTTTACCGCCTTTATTGTCATAAGTCTCCCTATGATGCATCAATATATTAAGGAGTATGATGTTTCTCCATCGTTTCACCATGAAACGTGCATATCTTTATTCTTCAACAACCTTATTTAAACTATCGGTTATTTCCCGAAGAGCGATACGTAACCCTTCAATGTTACCTCTGAGTCGATAAAATTCATTTAAGTCTTTTAGTTCCCCGTCAATGATAACATCAGTAACTCTTGTTATCTCATCGTTTAAACGTTCTGTCAAGTATTCAGTAAAACTATAATCACTAGGCTTCATTAATTTTTTAATCCTGATCGAGTAGTTTATCAGCTATCTTTCTTCCCAATTCAGCAGCCTTGGTTCTTTCCTGTGCAGACACTTTGGCAATTTCTGCACCAATCCTAGCGCCTTCCCTTTCGTTCTCTGCATCAATTTTAATTCTTTCCAGTTCATCCTTCATGGTTGCTTTTTGCATATCAGCAGCAATCTTGGCTTCATCAATGGATGCTTTAGATTCGGCAGATTGTTGCTTGATTTCAAGTTCCTGCTTTTGCATTTGCAATACTGGATCTTCCATTTGTTCTTGATATTGTTCTTGTTGTGCTTCTTGTTGATTTTTGCCAAGTAATTGTTCTGCTGCTGCGGCAACAAGAGCAGAAAGCCTTTCTTCCAGTTCAGGAGGCAGCGGCTCACCAACAGGAGGCAACTCTGTACCCAATTCTTGCTCTATTTGTTTCCTGTATTCAAAACCTAAATGCTCAACTATATGCGCACTCAATGCTGCTTGCATTGCATCAGCGTTTGGTGCTTTGGAAGCCACTTCCTGTACCTTGGGATCTTGTATCATAGACATATGAACTGTTATATGTGCAGTTTGATCCTGATATTGGAAGGCTTTAACTGGTTTTCCGTTCAATATGTCCATGTTCTCCGAAACTGGGTCTGTTGGTTCGATGTCATCCTCCAATGGAATGATGTCATCTGGATCACGGATGCCCAATACCTCCAACATCTGCCTATGAAGCTTCGGCATGTCGTACATTTGCGGTGCAGTCTGTGCTAATTGCAAAGCAGCCTGATATTGCATGATTCTTTGTGCCATTGTTGCTGCATTTGGGTCTGAAACCGGAATTATGTCCACCCTATCATCAAAATCACTCACTTTTATGGTCTGATCGCCATCAATTTCGTATTCATAGGCTTCCGGCATGTAATCTTTGATGATTTCGGACAAAATACGCAATTCATGGCGCATTGAGGCGTGTAATCGGGACTGAATCGCACTCATTACCTTCATATTGCGCTCCAAGAGGGCTAATGTAGTGCCAACTGGAGCCTGATTGTTCATATCCGACACTTTTAGGTCGGTAATGGAAGCAAACCTTCGACCTTCTTCCACAATATTTCCCAATAATTGGTATAAAGTAGCTGAAGGTTCCTTATATGGAAGGAAAGTTATGTTATCCCTGATGCTTCCGCCCGGAACATCAACGTCCCTGAACTCGCCCGGAAATATTGGAGTGTCATCACCCTTGATTCGCAAGCCTCTGGTCTTTAAACCGCCCGGAAGATTGGATAAAGTGCCCGCATCAACCAATTGCCTAAGCAAAGAAGTGGCTGACTTAGCCAAACCACCGACCATATGTATCAAACCGAACCCATAAAAGCCAAGTCCCGGCATATATTGGTAATGAACAAAGTGTTGCCTGCGCATTTTTTGCGGATCATCCGGCATATAGTTACGCCTTATTGACAAAACTGTTCCAGAACCCTTGTCAAGCGTTACCACATAGGGCAATGCAATACCTGTTTCTTTACCTTCCTCAGAATCTTCAAATCCTTTGAGATCCAAATCAACGTGCATTTCCAGCAAAGTATGAACTCCATCCTTGCTATATGTATTCATTTCATATTCGTAGTTCGGGCTATCCCCAGTCAACTCGCCATATTTTTCCTTGACCTTATCTGAAACTGCATAAGAGGATTGGGGCAATTCCACATCACGATAAAAGTCTGCATGTTGCAATTTCATTATATCGTTAAGAGTCATTCGCATAACATGGGTTGCACGTGTTGCCGTACGCAAATCAGATGCACCATAACTGACAACAAAATCTTCAGCAGGAATAAACATGGAACAAGGTCTCTGCATGGTTATATCCCAATATATTTTTTTAAATGCAGAACCCGCCAATGGTAAACTGAAAAGCATTCTTTCGACCTCATTTCGATACTCGGTCATAATATCTGTAAGAAGATAATTCATGTAATTCTCAACGCGTCTGGATTGCTTTTCTTTTTCTTCTGTCATCTTACCGACAATGTTTGTCCTGACCGGACCGCTTGCTGGTAAAATTTCACTTATAGCTTGTGATTGGAAACGAATGACAGCTTCGGAAAGAAGGGGATGATAAACACCACAGGCTCCAGACCAAGGTTCTGTCCTTTCCTCAATCTTCAAACCTAGATTGTCCAATCCCTCTATATAGGTTCTTTCCCAGTCTCCTCTTGAATCCTTGTCTGATTGAAAAGCACCGATCAATTCATTTGCCAAATTATCTAAATCCCTTTCGTCAAGATGTTCTGCAAGGTTTGCATTGAAGTCAACTTCCTGACTTGCATTGGGATCAAAATCAATAATCATTCCACCATCGTCAGTTTCTATAGCAACTGCTTCAGGATTGACAATTGAAATATCTACGTTTTCTGCCATTGTTCAAATTTTAAATCAATTAATAGTAATCAGCAAACCTTTCTGTTAATTCCGTTTCTTGTTCATCATGGCTCAGTGTAATAAAACCACCCTGCCTATACCGCAATAACGCCTGTGTTGAAGAGTCAACCAAATCATCGTGATCGCCAACAGGAAAAGAAGCAAACTGTTCCATAACTTCTTCTGCCCATCTTTTTGCAGGACACCAAACAGAACCGGAAGCAAATAAATCTGCAACCGCATTTACCCTAGCTATCTTATCATTTCCACGTGACGGAGTGAATTCCTGCACAGGTATTCCAATTTTTCTCAATTCAAAAATAAGAGGTGATCCCGCAGCTTTAGCCTCGACAATAAAAGCATCAGGCATCCAATTATTATACTGCTCATAGGCTCTGCGTTTTAATTCAGGAAATTCCAGTCGTTCCTGAAATGCATCCAGTAATATAATTTGCGGAGCCATATACCCATCATCATTCTCCATATAAAAAACACCCCATGTTGTGCATGCAGAATAGTCTGCCCTTTGTGTTTTCAAAAATGCCGTATCCCATGACTGAATTAAAAATTCACATTTTGGAGGATCTTTTTCTTCCCATATCTTCCACCATTCCCTTTTAACCAAAGCACTTTCTTCGGATACAGGATTCTGTTGGTATTGCGCTTCCCAATGAGAAACAGGCAATGTTGCCTTAATTGATTCCAATTCCTCAAGTTTCCAGAAATCTTCCCACAAACTTCTTCCAGAAGGGAGAATTGCCGGTAATTCAATTATTTCCCACTGGTCGCTTCCATCCCTTGTAATGCTATCTTTGAGAATTGACCCACATAAATCTTTCTTCCCCCATCTGGTCATAACAATAATGATTGCACCGCCCGGCTGTAAACGCTGTCGCGGTCCACTCAGATACCACTCATAAGTATTTTCAAATATTTTAGGATCGGCAGACTGTCCCTGTTGTTCCGAATGTGGATCATCAATAATCAATAGATCAGCACCACGACCCGTTACCGCACCACCTACACCAATCGAGAAATATTCACCACCACCAGATATGTCAAAACGACCGGCAGCCTTACTGTCGAGATTTAACCCTACGTCTGGAAACACTTTCTGGTATTCATCACTATCTATCAGGTTCCTGACCATACGACCAAACCTTAATGACAATTCAGCCGTATGTGATGCCATAATAATCTTCTTGTTAGGGGAGTTACCGACTATCCATGCAGGAAGCAACCAAGATGTTAATTGAGACTTACCGAAACGTGGAGGCATGTTAATCATCAAACGCTTACACTGTCCACTGGCAACACGCTCGAAAGCTTCCGCCATCTTACTGTGATGCGCACCACAAATGAATTCAGACCATACAGAGCCACAAAAATCCAAAAAACTTTCCTGACCCTTTTCCCTAACAACAGAACGCTCAAGATTTCTTATCAGCCCTTCCAGTTCCTTACGTTCTAAGGTGTTTAAACGCTCTAAACGTTCCGGAGTGATAAGATCAATGACTTCTTCTACCTGTCTCTGTGTTACTTCCATATCAACATATAGTATTGTCAACCATATTAAAACACAATATAATGCTATTCAAGGGTATCTCCAATAGAGGAACTGTCTTACACCTTTATCCAGTTCCGCACCCTTTTATAGAGCCGTTCCTTCATGCGCAGGGACGGCTCTTCTTTTCTTTAAT